CTTCAATGGTAGGTGACCGAGGTATCTCAATCAGCGGTACACCACATAAACAATCTCAATACGTATATGAAATGATGGATCAATACTGTCAACGATTAAGAAAAGTACGTATTTGCTGTGGTGACTGGAAGAGAGTACTCACCCCATCCTGTACTTTTAAACATGGACTTACTGCAGTCTTCTTAGATCCCCCTTACAATATAGATTCTTGGAGTAGTGTATATGGATATCGCGGTAAACAGAATGTATGGCCAGATGTCATAAAATGGTGCGAAGAGAATCAGGACAATAAAGATATCATCATAGCCCTCTGTGGTCATGACGGTGATTGGAAACCTGACCCATATAAATGGCAGGCGATAGAGTGGACACGCAATAGAGGGTACAGTAAAGGTAGTGAGAGTAGATATCTTGAAAGGGTGTGGATATGTAACTCACAGAAGAAATCAATTAAATCTTATAACTTATTTGAGGAGAAATAATTATGGAACACTCATTAGAAACTTTACTACTTGAACTTTATCGATACCGCGTACCGAGTAAACATAATAATAATAACGATGTGATTTATCCTTTCTCAAATGTCCCCATAAAACTTATGAAAAAACTTGACAGGGAATATCTATTACTCAAAGCACAGGAGGAGGATGAAGAAAGTATATAAATTATATATAATCCGTATATATAATTTAATAATTCAGCTTGACGACAGGGGTTCATTGCTTTATATTATTGGTATGTATTTTTTTATACCTAATAAACGTGACAACAGTAGATATGATTCAGACGGTAGTTTAGGCAGAATTGTCAGTAATTATATGAACATGTCTGATAATGTTTCAAGTTTTTACAATCAATTAGATATGGACAATTTTTCATCTGAACAAAGAATGTGGTTAGAAGAAAATAGAGCCCCTGACCCAGACTTCAAATGGAATGAATTAGAGAAATATTTAAATAGACTATCTGAGACAGATAAAATGTTAGTCTATTTTTATTTTAAACTTGGTATGCCACAGAAAAAAATCGCTAAATGCATTAACTGGAATCAAAGTTCAGTACATTTTAGATTGTATAGAATAACTAATATTATTAAATTATTGATGAATGATAGATTAACATATGATGATTTCAATAATACAGAATTAACTGATAGAGAGAAACGATTACTATTAGTATATGATAAATTTATTGGTAATGAAAGTGCTTCATCTAAATATTTGAATATAAATCAGAGCTCTATGCATTATTATGTTAAGAGAGCAAAGGATAAAATAAAAGATAAGAAATTATCAGATAGATTAGATTATTCATCAGATACAACAGTATCATTATTCAAAAGAGGGACACTGTTTCATAGCACTATAACTCGCTATTAACTGCAAATGTTATTATAAATCACTGAGTTTTCATCAATTTCACATGTTTTTAATACAAAATAGTTTGATTTCTGCATAAAATAGTTATATTATTAAGAGAGGATTAATTAATTATCTCTTAAAACTATCATGATATTATCGGCCGTAAATCATTGATAGTAAAGGGTAGCTCCCTGTTTAGAGATTAATACCCTCTTAATACGTATTCTAATCTATAAAAAAGCGCTTAAATAATGGCTTCAAAAAAACCTTCCTGGCGTTCCCTTCGCATGACAATCCTCATGTACTACGGGAACCTGACTGATGTTGCAAATTTCTATGGGGTGTCACGCAGAACTGTCAACAACTGGGTCAACGCTAATAAAACAGGTAAAATAAAACGTACTATTGAGGAGGCTCGGCAGAAGTTGCTTGATATAGCTGAGACTAAAATAACTTCTAAAATCATAGATGGAAACCTTACTGCTACAATCTTTTATTTGAAAACACAGGGTAAAGAACGTGGTTGGAATGAAAAAGTTGATCAACAGATATCTGGGGAACTCAGCCTGGAAATCAATGAACATGTGATTACAAGTAAGAACCAAATAAAAGATTAGGACTTTTTTTATCAAAAAAAATAATAATGATAAACATAACTAATAATGGTGAGCCTTTAAACCTGTATTACACCCCAGGTCAGAATGATATCTTCAATAAGACTGAAGAGCAATTTGTCTGTGTACCTAAGGGGAGGCGCTTTGGTATTACTCAGGGTGCTGCTATCTTTTGCTGTAAAAATCTGATAAAACAGAATTCGATATTATGGGTTGATACTATACAGGGAAACTTACAGATATATATCGATCTTTATTTCATGCCCATACTTAATAAGATAAATAGAAAATTTTGGCAATATAAGGGGCATATGCATGATCTCAGGTTTCTTAAAGATCATCTTTATATGAGATCAGCTGAGAAACCACAGAATATTGAGGGACTCGGGGCAGGTATAAAAATCATCATTATTAATGAGGCTGGGATAGTGCTTAAGGGGCCTAAGGGCCGATCTCTTTGGTATAACACCATATTTCCTATGGTCCTTGATAACAATGCCCGGGTCTTCTTCCTTGGGACTCCGAAGGGCAAAAAATCAAAAAAGGGTGAGGATTCTGAATTCTGCTTGTATTATGAGTTGGCATTAAAAGGTGGCCTCAACGGTTCTCCTAAAGAAGAGAAATGGAAGACACTTACTTACTCATCTTATGATAACCCCTTAATTCCTCCTGAAAATATTAAACAATTAGAATCAGATGTTCCTGCTGTAGTAAGGCGTCAGGAGATTGGCGGTGAGTTTATAGATGTATCTCAAGAGCAGATATTCCATCCCTCCTGGTGGAGATATACTACTAAATTGCCAGACCCTGTTAACATTAAAAGAACAATACTTTCTATAGATACTGCTTTTAAAACAGGTCAAGAGAATGATTACTCTGCGTTTGTAGTAATGGTAGAGCATCGATACGGATGGACCTGGGTTTACACTTTTAATAAAAGACTCGAGTTCCCAGATCTCATAGCTACTACAATATCAATTTATAATGATTATAAACCTGATCTGGTATTGGTTGAGGATAAGGGCTCAGGGACATCATTAGTACAGACACTTAAAGTATCGGTACCATTTGCTGTGGTTGGGGTTAATCCTGATAAGGATAAGATTACCCGGGCCGTGGCTGTCACACCGTTGATTGAGCAGGGTCGTTTAGAAATATTACGTGGTAAATGGAATAAGGAGTCTACAGATCAATTAGAGGACTTTACCGCGGCATTAGATACTCCTGATGATATTGTTGACGCATTCTCACAATGCCTCAATTATACGAAAGGAAGAACAATTCATCAAAAAGCTGCAATAATAAAAAATGCAGTATCAAAGCGATTAAAATCTACTGAGATTATGCGCGGTTTTTAATCAGGACTTTTTTTGATAAAAAAAATAATTTAAGGAGAATACTATGGGAAAGAGAAATAGACGTCGCAAAGATACACAATCACAGGCTGTATCTCAAGTTATAGGTGAGCAGCAATCTACAAAAAAGCCCTTATCGGAACAAATAGCTACTCGACAAAGGTCTATAGATTTTGCATCTATTCTTCAGACACTTCCCAATCCTGATCCTGTGTTGAAGAAGCGAGGACAGGCTATATCAGTCTATGAAGATATTACTTATGATTCAAGGGTTCAGGCTGTTGCGAGTTCAAGGAAGGCTCCTGTTAAGGCGAAGGAATGGATTATAACTGGAGAAGAGGATGTTCCAGAAAATGTGTTAGAATTTTACACTGAGATTTTCAAGACTTATAATATGACTGATATAATATCTGAGATGTTAGATTCATGGGTATATGGTTATAAGCCTTTTGAAATTTTATGGAAGGCTGTGGATGGTGCTATTATACCATTTAAATTCATTGGTAAGCCCCCGGCCTGGTTCAAATTTGATAATGATAATAATTTGAGATTTCTGACAAGTTCAAATATGATCAGTGGTGAAGAAGTTCCTCCTTCTAAATTTATTGTGGCTAAGAACCAGGCTACTTATGCAAACCCTTATGGTGTTGCTACAATGTCATCATGCTTCTGGCCAGTGACATTTCGGAGAACTGGAATGAGATTCTTTACTCAGTTCATTGAGAAGTATGGATCCCCATTTCTTGTAGGTCATGCTGAAGAAGGTGCTCAGGAGGATAGGATATCAGAGATGGCTGATATGCTGAGTAATATGGTTCAGGATGCTGTTGCTGTGGTCCCTCAGAACTGGGATATCAAACTATTAGAAGCCGCTGAAGGTAAGGGTAAGAGTGATTCATTGCATCAGAATTATCTGGATGTTATGAACACTGAGATAGCCATGAGTGTACTTGGTCAGAATCTGTCTACTGAAGTACAGGGTGGGTCGTATGCAGCATCAAAAAGTCACATGACTGTACGTGCTGATATCATTGAATCGGATACTGCTATAGTTGAAAATGCTTTTGATGAGTTAATAAAGCTTACACATCCATTGAATTTCCCCATCGGTGTCCCTATACCTAATTTTCGCTTATTCAGTGAAGAGCAGGTTGATAAGCTTCGATCGGAGCGGGATTTGAATCTTACTAAATCAGGGATAAGGTTCAATAAGAATTATTATCAGAGGGCGTATAGTCTGGGTGAAGATGAATTTGAACTTACTAATGACATAGAGCAATAATACTTTTTTTATCAAAAAAAATATTTTGTTCTTTTTCATTCTATTTTGTGTTGTTATAATAGCTGTGTTTTTATATGTGAGGAGATTGTGAGGTGAGTGTGGTGACTGATAAAAAGATAGAGCAATTAATAGAAGATAAAATAGCATATCAATATATAAGTTGTCGTAAAAATTATTATAAAACAATGCTCAGGATGATAATTGGTTTCGTGAGTTCAACTTTTTTAATTTTAGCTGGTGTTATCGCGTGGTCATATAATCCTATCTCTGATATAGCAGTATTGAAAAGTGAGGTTAAGACTATGAATAAGAAACTTGATGTATTAATTAAAGATGAGAAGGAGAATAATAAGAAATCAAATTTAACAAAGGATAAGAGGAATATTAAGAATGAGAGTGTTGACTTTGATTTACTCTGTATAGAATCACCTGCTTTAGGAGCTATTGGGAAAAATGTTAAAAACTAATGTCGATGCATCAGGCTTATTAAATAGGTTTGATAGGTTAAACAAGAATCTCAATTCTTTACCATGGCCTCAGGCTGGTAAAATAGCTCAGGATAGTATAAATCAGAATTTTATTCAACAGGGTCGTCCCAAAAAATGGGCTCCTCGAAAAGTGCGTTATCCATGGCCACCACTTCAGAAGACAGGTAAATTGAAAAATTCTATTGATAGTAAACCTGTTAGGAATGGTGTGTCTGTTGGTACAAGGGGGGTATCTTATGCAAAATTCCTTCAGAAGGGGACTCGTAAGATGAAGGCCAGACCCTTTGTCTTGATACATCCTGATGATGCTAAGGATATAAAAGAGTTGATTAAGAAGCACATTATAAAATAATTAAATGTAAACTCATATACCTTATATGTCAACATAAATACCATTTTCATTCATTCAGTTTATATAAATCATTGCATTTCAAATTGTTAAGTATAAATAAACTTGTTGGCAAAAGTTTACATTTATGCTATATTTATAATGACTATGGTTTAGCACACCAGTCGAAGATCTAATAGTAAAAGATAATTATCTCTTAAAACTTGGAGGTGTGTGCTTTGCCATATACTAATGAACATTCAGTACGTTTACTTGATCCAAGTATAGATCATATAAGAGTCTGCAGAACTAAAGATAAGGGCAGTGTTCAGAATGTAAAGATTCCTGATACAATTTCAATTATATGGTTCATTCAAAAAGATGATGATGGTAAAGAGACTCCTCGGGCACAGGCTTTAAGGTTTCCAGTATCTAATTGGACAGAATCAGAAGCAAGGACATGGCTTAAGGATAATAAGATTAGGTATAAATTATTTGAGCCTGCTGAATCTGAGAAAAAAGATGTTTTCTATAAAGCAGTAAATTCTTCTGATAATGAATTAGATATTGCTATTCATGATGAAATTGGTTTTACTGATGAAACAACATCTCAAGCATTCTATGATTTGCTATCTCCTAATATCAAAACTATCAATATAGATATCAATTCCCCAGGTGGTGCTGTAAGAGACGGCCTTTCTATCTATGAGCAATTAAAATCTCATCCTGCTAAAATTAATATTAAAGTTTCAGGTGTCGCGGCAAGCATTGCATCTGTGATAGCAATGGCAGGAGACACTGTAAAGATGCCTGAGACCTCTATTATGATGATCCATAAGCCCCTTATACCTTTTCTTATAGCAGCTAATTCTGATAAACTACGGAAGAGTGCTGAGGCGTTGGATGTCATGGAGAGATCAGTCATTAAGGCCTATAAGACTCGAATGGATAAAGATGAATCTGAGATATCAGAAATGCTCAGGGATGAGACCTGGTTGAATGCGGATGAGGCTGTTGAACTTGGCTTAGCTGATGAAGTTACTGATGATGTGGTTGATGTTATGAATTATCATGATTTCAAGAAATTTGATTATAAGAATGTCCCTGCAGCTGCAATGTCTTATTCAATCGATGCTAATGATGATATAGGAGATTTAACAACTCCTATTGGTGACGACGATAGTTTAATCAAAAAAGTGGTAGCTAAAATTAAGGATATAATGTTCGAGGATGAAATAGATAAACCTTCAACACAAAAGGAGACTGATATGGATCAGGCTGCAATTGACGCTGTCAATGCTGAGAACTCAGCATTAAAAGCCGAAAATAAAACTCTCAAAACAGAGATAGATAATCTCAAAGAAACTGTCGGCAAAATGGAAACTGCTCAGGCTGAGAAGGATAAAGAGAGCCGCGGAGTAGAATTCAAGGTATTTATTGATGAGCAGGTTAAAGAAGGCCGTGTTCGTCCTGTCGATGTTGATCAGCATCTTGAGACAATGGAATTAAAGTTTCAGACTAAAGATGGTGAAAAAGCGGTTGACAACTATAAGGAATGGGTGAAATCTCTTCCTAAGGTAGTTGATACTTCCGGAGAACATGTTGCTGATAAAAATGTTGCTTCAAATAACAATACGGATGACAAGCTTGAGTTGCTCACCCAGAAGATCATGGCGGAGAAAAAGATGACTTATTCTGCTGCCCTGAGGGAAGCGTATTCGCAGCATCCTGAGTATCTGAAGAAAGACTAATCAGATATTGAAGCACTCTTAAACTTATTTAAAGGAGATAACTTACTATGGCATCTATTGGAAATGATAATGGTGCCGGATACCGTTCCAAACTTGCCGGTGAGTACCTAAGTTCTTATCAGTACAGGTTTGTGACTTTAGAGTCTGACGATTGTCTGGATTACGCGGACTCTACAACGGACAATCCGTATGGCATTTTACAGAACGCTCCTACATCAGGCCTGGCTGCTGCAGTTAAGGTCTTTGGAGAGAGCAAAATCGAAGCTGGCGAAGCTCTGACTGTCAACACTGTTGTACAGACTGACGCCACAGGCCGTGCTATTACATTAAGTACGGGTGGATTCCCAAAGGGAAGAATTACTGAGGCTGCCGGTGCTGCCGGTGATCTGGCTGTAGTTGAAATGATTAACCCAGGCATAGCTTCGAGCTAAGAAAGGAAGGACAACTATGGCACTTACAGATCCTGATTCAATTGTAGTAAGAGATTATTTACAGAATGTTTCTCTTATGTATAAAAATTCCAGCTATGTTGCTGATCAGGTTTTTCCTATTATTGATGGGTTGAATCCTCAGGCAAAAGTTGGTAAATATCTTAAAGGGTACAGGTTCAGAGATGAAGCAGAGCCTCGCGCTCCCGGTAGCCCTGCAAGAACAGGTCAGTTTAAGATTACTACCAGTAATCTTGATCCGATCAATTATGCGTTTGCAACTGATGTTCCTGATGAGGAAAGAGCTAATGCGAATCTTCCAAGTTCATTCCCGCTTCAGCCTGATGTTGATGCACTTGAATACATAGCTGGAAAGCTTGATCTTTCGAAAGAGAAGAGAGCAAGTGCAGTATTACATGCTACAAACTGGAGTTCTGTTGGAGCAGGTGGAGCTGATGCTGAGGGTCACTGGGGTGATAGTACAGCTGCAAATGATACTTTCCTTGCAGATATTCGGACAGCACGGGATACTATCCTTGGTAATACAGGGGTACTTCCTAACACACTGTTCCTGTCATGGCCGGCATGGAGTAAATTGCAGGTAGCTCCAGCATTATTGGCACTGATGAATCCTCAGAATTTATCGGCAAATAGTCTGGTAACAGTTGAGACTCTTTCAGGACTGATCGGTATGGAAGTCATCATTGGTGTTGCAGTAGAGAATACTGATGAGGAAACAGTTGCAGGTACCGAGTTTACAAGTTCCTATATATGGGGAACTTCAGGTGCTGAGACAAAGGGTATTGGTTTTGTTTATTACA